TGTGCGAGTACCGGGAGGCATACGAGGACCGGCACCAGTACCCCGGACGCACCATCGACCAAGAACTGGCCTATCTAACGGGCTCTAAGGCCCGCTGGTGGGAAGACCGGGGGTTCAGCACACGGCTGTGGGAAGCCCGCGCAGAGTTGTTTCCAGCGGCCTCCCTTGGCGAACTGCAAGGCTGGAGCGGCGTGCGCCACGACCTGTCCCGCTGGCTACGAGACCGGGGGCAGAACTGGTCCGACCTCAAGTACGACTACGTCGGAGGATAACGTGGACATCGGGCAGTGGGCCATGCGCGACGACCCCGGCAAGGAGCCTGAACCGCGCTACCATCTCGTCGAATCGACCATCAGCGACGCAGCCATCACCAAGTGCGGGCGGCGGCTGGAGCCAGACGTCGACGGGCACGGGCTGGTGGTGCTGGACGACCCGCCGCAGACGAAGCGGTGCCGTCGCTGCGAGCCGTGATCGAGTGGTACCGGGACCGTCAGAATCTCTGGCACATCGTCGCGACACGCTGGACCAACGATGAGGAGGTAGTCACGCATTGTGGTCGTCTGTTCTTCATGCAACCCGGCGACTACTACGAGCAGGGACCTTCTATAGCAGGCCGAAAGGAGTGCGTGGTTTGCAAGAGGACGGCTGGCTTACCGAGGTCTACGTCCCAAGCCGGGGACGAGCCGGAAAGTCCAGCACCATAGAGCAACTCTTGGACGAGGGCCGCATTCCCCTCGTGGTGGTGCCACGGGAGGAGCGGGCGACCTACATGTGCGTGTACCCGCAGGCGTGGGTCATGGGCGTAGACGTCCAAGGCATCGGCCCGACGCGCCAGTGGATTCTCCGCAACGCACGCAGCCGTGGTGTCGAGAAGATCTGGATGCTAGACGACGACCTGACCAAGCCGAGCACACGCCGCTGGTATGGGGACCCGTACCGCGTCGTGCCATGGACCGACTGGCTGGCGGGTGTGGAGGACGTGGCCGGTGGCGTGGCTGCGGTCACCGGCATGCTCCGCCAGTACGGCTGGATGGAAGACAGCGCCATACCCAACAAGCGAGTGGGCTACGCCATACTCCTGCGGACGGACGGCCCGTGGAACTACTGGCCCTTCCTCCACGAGGACACCGACCTGACGTTACAGATCCTGACCAGCGGCCACCAGACGCTCAAGTTGCCGCAGTTCGTGTTCCACACGGGGCACATGTCCCACAAGGAAGGAGGCTGCCAGCCGGACTACCAGCGCGGCGCAGCAGAGTACGCAGGGGAGGCATTGGTACACAAGTGGGAACGAACTCATCCGGGACTGGTTTCACTTACACGCTCCAAGCAGGGAGTTCCAGTAACACGAATTCAGTGGTGGCGGTTCCGTCAGGGGGGAACGTTCAGTTCACCTTTGACACCGTCGTCACCGATATCAAAGTGAATCTGCACCGTGTCACGTTGACCCTCGCGCCAGCCAAGGCCAAGCGCAAGCGCTCGGGCGTGTCCTTGGCAGAGGCCAACCTCATTCTGTTCTGGTGAACCCCACCGACAAGCGCCGTCATGGCGTCAACGAGGTGCTCCCCGGCAAGTTGTATCAGCGGGGGCACTTCCTCACGTGGTCGCACGCGGCCAAGCAGGAGCTCATCCACCGCCTCGGGGTGAACGTGGTGGTGAACCTATGGCGACCGGTCGACAGCGACATGGCCGACAGTCGGAACATTCACCACACGCGCAAGGCGCGTGGCGTCCCGGCCATCTACCTCAACTGGCACATGGAGACCGACTATGCGCCCGACGAAGCCACCGCGCTCGTGGGGTTCTTGGTCTACCTGCTACGGCGAGGACACGTGGTCCTTGTTCACTGCGAGGCTGGCCGGAACCGTAGCGCATGGCTGTGTGCGCGTCTGGTACGAGAGTTCATGCGAGTGTCGGGACGGTCCGCGCTGGACATCGTCAAGGACGCGGTGCCCAACAGCGCCATCAACCCGAACCTAGTCCAAGACGTGTTGGACAGCGATCTCATCTGGAAGGAGCCACTGAACGATGGGTGAGGGGGAACTACTACGTCTGCTGGAGAGGACGCTCCCATACATGGAGCAGGGCGGGCACCTCAAGCAGCCTCGCTGTAGCATCTACATGCCGATGGACAGCGGGCGCTGCACCTGCGGGCGGGACGAGTTGATCAAGGAGATCAAGGAGGCGTTGCACGATGGGTGACCAGAAGCACCTGTTGTACGTCATGGGCGAACCCGGCATCGGCAAGTCGACGGTGGTGCGGGCGCTCAAAGGAGAGCAGGCATACGAGGACTACGACCACCCCTTCTACTTCCGTCGCTACGACTGCGGCGTGGTGGAACTGGGTGCCGACCGTGTCGACTATCCGGGGACCGACAGTCTGGGGTTGGACGCGCAGCCCAAGGTGGTCAAGTGGATCGAAGCCATACGGCCCGACCTTGTCTTGGGCGAGGGGGACCGCTTGGGCAACGGCGCCTTCTTCGACGCCATGGCTGGCCTCGGGTACCGGCTGTGGCTGTACCACTTAGAGGGGGAAGACCTTGCTGCCGCACGGCGGGCGCAGCGTGGGAGCCACCAAGACGAAGCGTGGATAAAGGGGCGCCGCACCAAGTTCAAGGACCTGTCCATTCGCTTCGGCGCGCAGGACATTCGCAGCAGTCTGCCCCCGCACCTGACGGCGCGGCTGTTCCAAGGTCCAGTGGCACAGGCGTTCCGTGACTAGACCGCCATGCGTGTCGTGCGGGGCGCCCACGGCGCCCCGGCCGAGCGGGTATGGGTGGCGCCTGACGTGCTCTCCAGAGTGTCTGTCGGCAGTCCGACGAGCGACGGTGCTGGACATGCTGAAAGACAAGCCGCACATGGGTTGGACAGAGCATGCCAAGAAGATAGGGAAGCGAGGCAGGAGGGCACAGGCGAGGCTGGCCGGGAAAGCCAGCGCGGCTAGGCGGAGCCCGGAAGAACTCCGTGCGACCGGGCTAGCCCTCGCAGAATGGGGCCGCAACAATCCAGACCTGTTGCTTGCGAAGAATCGCAAAGCCGCGCTGACCAAGGTCGGGATGAAGTACAAGAAACGGTTGACAGCACCCAAGGTTGCGATAGACTAGACCCATGAAGGACTACCCACGCTTCACCGAGCTCCGTGTTCGCACCAAGACCAATGCCAAGGACATGGAGGCTGTCCGGGGCAAACTCCCCACCATGGACTTCTTGGACACCATGCTGGTGGGGCCGACCGAGGTGCGCCTGCCCGACGGACGGCTGCTGGCGAAGTACCTGCCCGGTGCCCTCGACACATTCATGCTCGACGAGATTCACGACATTCTGTACATCGTCAGCAAGGGCAGCAGCGACAACCGAGGGGACGCCAGCGGGTACGAGCGCGTCTACACCAAGGGCAAGAGCACCCGCACCCGGACCCCCCATGTGAATAGCAGCATCATCGGGGCGTTCGACCGCTCACCGGCCCATCAGATGCGGTGTCGGCTGACAGCGTGGAGTGGGAAGGAGCTCTACAAGTGGCAGGCTCTGTTCCCCCTGTTCCAGTCCATCAACGAATACTTCAAGGTCCACGTCCCCGAGCGCTACGCCGTGCAGGAGGGGTTCGCTGCCAAGACCCACCCCGACTGGCGCATAGCCGACACGGTCTTTACCACGGTCACGGTCAACCGCAGTTATCCGACCGGGGTCCATACCGATGCGGGTGATTTGGACGAGGGGTTCAGCACCCTCGCCGTGCTACGGAAGGGGAACTACAGCGGCGGGCTGTTCGTGTTCCCGGAGTATCGCATCGGCGTGAACATGCAGCACGGGGACCTGCTCCTCATGGACGCGCACCAGTGGCATGGCAACACGTACATGGAGTGCGGCGTCTGTAAGGAGCCAATGGGCAGTCTGGACCTGCACCCCGACCATACCAAGTGCGGAGCAGAGCGCATATCGGTGGTGTCCTACTATCGGACACGAATGGCCGAGTGTGGCAGTGCCGACGAGGAATATGCTCGTGGCCGGGAGTTCCTCGAGACACAGACCGAGCGTGCTGCTGCTCACAAGGAGGCACTCCTGGCGAGCATGCAGGCCGAGGCGTACAAGGGATAAGCCGCCCTCATTGGTCTTTGGGCCAGCAACTCTAGGGGTATGCCTGACGTAGTCCATGGGGTACCATTGGGGGGTGCCACCAGCCCGGTGGAGTGGGCCACACCTGAATAGGGGACAGGAGGGCAGGAATGAAGCATGCAAGGGGGCGAGTCGGGGCGCCAGCGCCGGTCGACCGTCGAGAGGCGGCACGACCCCCATCCGGCTCGGCCCCCGTCACAACCCGCGCGGGGGCAGTTAGTACGCGGGGTGCGCGGCCATGAGCCACTTCCGGCGGAACCGTCCACGGCGTCAGCCAGTCTGCTCCATGTGCCAGTGGTATCGCTGGAAGGGGAACGGGGGCGTACACCACCGGCACTTCCGCTCCATAGAGGCGCGGGACCCGGTCTATTACGAGCGGCGGCTCGGGAAGCACAAGGTCAGGTATGAGCAAGAAGAAGCCTGAGCGCCGCACCATCGAACTGAGCGAGCAGGCGAAGTTGGCCGTCATGGCGATGGACCCAGAGGCCAAGGCCGAGTTCCTACGAGCGCTCGAGTGGCTTGCCACCGCCGAGGACCCCACCAAGCCAAGCGAGGGCTATAACCCGGTCAAGGTGGGGGAGGACCACACCTTGGTGGTGAAGAAAGGGGAGCCAAATGCGTAGTGCTCGCAAGGAGCACGAGATCTTCGTGTTATGGGGGCCGGACCCGGAAGACAAGGAAGACACCACAAGGCAGTCCATATTGGCTGTCACCAGTGAGGAACACGAAGCCGAGAGCAGCCTAGGAGAAGTGCTCTTCAAGGCGGCGCAGTCGCACGTCAAGGCGCTCAAGGCCGGGGGTACGTGCAGCGTGTTCATTCGGCGTGGGAGCCGTAGTGGGGACGAGCGCACCTACGCCGCCGGGTCGTTCGTCATGAGCAACCCGAGCGGGGACGACGAACACAAGCGGCACAGTTGGGAATTCGAGGTGCAGCGGGTGGCGCTGGACGCGCTGGCTGCCAAGGAGGAGCCACTGGGGTGACGTCGTTCGTTCGGCATGTCATGCGGGACCAACTCGGGCTGCGCCTCCGTTGGTTACTACGCCAGAAAGAAGGGGAACAGGCGATGGCAAAGAGCACCAAGGCCAAGGTGGACCTGGAATTCGAATGCGGTGAAGGCAACCACCGCAGCGAGCAGGGCGCCGACCTGTGCAACGAGTACAGCGAAGACAAGTTGTCCGGTAGGGACGAGGAATGGTTCCACGAGCACGTGCTGAATGTGGAGCAGGTGGTGCGGGACCAAGTCATTCGGCAGGCCGTGGACTTCGTCACGGTGAACATGCTGTCGGTGGAGTTCTTGGAACTCATCGAAGCCATCGAGCAGCGCGACGACGACGACGAACTGCAAGAGGTCTACCACACATGGCGGACCACGGTCCAGAGCAAGGACGCTCTCAAGACAGCAGCCGCGAACGCGGCGCACGCACAAGAGGAGGAGGCTGCCTAGCGCCAGACACCGCCCACCACCCATTCAGGTACGAAGGAGGTCTAAGGGGAATGTGCCACGAGACACGCATCCACGACGCTGCACAGGACGCAGCCACCATGATGGCGAAGGCATTCGGGCGAGAGACCGAGCCACCGGAGCCCACGCCAGACCCGGACCCGGTGCCCGAGCCACCGCAGCCCGACCCGGTTCCTGAGCCAGCCTACGTCTAGGCGTTAGTGCAGAGGAGTAGCGTGGCCGTGGACCTGCCCTCCGGGCCTGACTCAGCGCGGGAGCAGGCACTCCTGTTGAGTCAGGCACCGGAGGGCAGCGCGGCTCGGCGCCTCGCGTGGGCGATAGCACGGCACGTTCACCTTGGTGGCGGGCTGACACAGCGGACCCTATCCGCTCTTGCTATTAGCGTGGGCGTCGGGCTGGTGGACACCGCACCGACCTCCGGTGCCCCACCGGTCACGGCGGTCGCGCTGCCCTCTGCCATGAGTGCCCGCCCGCGTCCCCTTACGAGTGCCACCTGCGCTCGTTGCGGGCGGGCACTCGCCCACCCAGTGGACTTCAACGGCCGCTGGTTCGGTACGACATGCGTGCAGAAGGTCAGAACTTACGCGCGCGCCCGTACCGCTAATAGCGCCCCACCGGGGCAGGAGCAGCCATGAACTTAGACGCCTTCGTGTTCAGGGAGGATGCGGATGACGAAGGGGCAGGCGTACGCCTCCCTGAGAATTCCGAGGCGCTTCAGCGGCTCAGCAAGGACGTCATCAAGTCCATGCCCATCAGCGGCTTCGTCGAACTGGAGGAAGACCAAGTCGAATTCGTACTGGTCGGCCCGCCAGACGACGAGGAAGGCAAGGGCCTGAGCACCGTCATGATGACGGCTCTCGCCATGTTCAGCGCCGCACGGGTGAAGAAGTACCACCTAGAGCATGGCTCGCCTCCGCGTGGGGTGGCCGTGCGTATCGAACTGGTATTCGATGAATCGCCGCAAGAGTAGAGGGCGGTGGGAGCAGGCAGGTGCTGTTCTCCAACGCGCCGTCGTCACCAATAGACGGGAGGTATATCAAGTGCCACAGCCAGTGGTAAGGGGACCAGAGGCTGCACCCCCACCGGTCCCTCGTACCGTGAAAGCGGGCTTGCTCGAGGTCATGTACCAGCAAGCCAGCGACCCGAATAGGCCAAGAGTGAACCCCGGCAGCATCACCGCTGGTACGGGAGCGCTCGCCAACGACCGCCACCACTTCGTCGGCTTGACCGTCATGGAGCTCGCCAAGCGTTGTACCGACATCATGGCCCGCCACGTCGACATGCACGAGGTGGCGCACATGCTGTTCGACCTTCGGCGCGACGGGCTGGTCAAGTTCCATGCCAGCAAGGCGCAGGGCAAGGACTACCAGCGCCTGACCGGTGGCGTCAGCGGTGAGGGAGGACGCGGTAGCCCGCAGGGCGGTATTCCTGTCCGCATCCAACTCACAGACAAGGGCATGGAGGAAGGTGAGCGCTACATGAAGGCCCGGTTGACGCCGGACGACATGTTGCCAGCCGTCGTGCAGAACGGCGGCGGACATACGTCCGACCTCGAAGTGGAAGGTGGCGTGACCGTGGTCAATGAGGAAGAACGTGTCAGTGGCGTGGTGCCTAAGCCACCGGAGCCAGAGGCAGGTCCGCCCGCCCCTGTGCAGCGCGGAGCCGAGGCGCAACGCATACTCGGTATGACCGTCACACCAGCCGGGACCCTAGTCCCGCCGTCCAGCCAGCCAGCCGACCGGGCCACGGAACTAGCCGACCGTGCCAAGGCGGAGGCGCTGTTCTTCCCAGAGGTCTACAGGACGGCCATGGCCGAACGCAACATTCGTGACGCAGCCGACCTGCTGCGGGCAGTGGGCAAGGACGACATGGCTGACCTTGTGGCAGCCGAGCTCGGCCACCGCACGCCGCTCGAGCAAGAGGTGGCGCTGCTGTACGAAGCGCTCAAGCGCCGGGGCGTGGTCATCTTCCCCGGCAGGGCGTCTACTCAGGAAGGAGGTGAACCCGCCGAAGCCGAAGGTTAGCCGCGCTACCAAGCAGTGAAGAGGAGAGACTAGTGGCAACCAGAAAGGTGGACAAGGTAACGGTCATCGAGCACGATGGCCCGCTGGCCTTGCCCAAGGGTATGTCCATCTCTCGAGGCATCAAGGTCCTCGAGGAAGAGCGTACCTACCGCGAGACCACGGTGGAATTGCGTGCCCCCATAGACGGGTTCCTGCCCGACGTGGCACACGCGTTCTACCAAGTGCTCATTCAGCGGTACGGCTACGCGCAGACCAAGTCCCGCACGGTGCAGACGTTCTTCGGCCCCAAGGACGAGCCGCCGCTCATGCTTACCGTGACGGTGGGCCTGAACGAGCACGTCGAGGTGCCGTGGGGCAAGACCACCGTGCCGGGTGTGGAAGGGTTCCTCGAGCCCGAAGTGGAAAACCACAACGGGCGCGCGCGTTTCGTCATGGGGGGCCGTGTCAAGCGCAAGCACGAGGAAACGGTCAAGGAGATCGTCCAGCAGATCAAGGACTACTTGCGGCTCCACAGCGTGTTCCGTGGACAGGCGTTCCGGTTGCGCTGGACCACAGAGAACGAGCGCGGCATCGTCATGCCGGTGCCGTTCCCGGAGCCAACCTTTCTCGACATCAACCGGGACCTGAAGAACGAGTTGGTGTTCAGCGCCGAGGTGGAACACGCCATTCAGACGAACGTGTTCACGCCCATCGTGCGGACGGAGCTCGTGCGTAAGTTGGGGGTGCCGCGCAAGCGAGGCATTCTGCTGAGCGGCAAGTACGGCACCGGCAAGTCCATGACCAGCACGGTCGTGGCCGACCTAGCCACCAGCCACGGCTGGACATTCCTGCTGTGCGAGCGGGCCAACGAGCTCGGTGAGATGCTGCGTCTGGCTCGAGAGTACGGCCCTGCGGTGGTGTTCTGCGAGGACATCGACCGGGTCATGTCCGGGGAGCGGGACGTGTCCATGGACGAGGTTCTGAACATCATCGACGGGGTGGAAAGCAAGAACGTGGAACTGATGGTCATCCTGACCACCAACCACGTCGAGAACATCAACCAAGCCATGCTCCGCCCCGGCCGGTTGGACGCCGTCATCGACGTCAAGCCGCCGGACGCAGACGCGGCGGCACGGCTCATGCGCCTGTATGGCCGTGGGCTCATCTCCGTCGAGGAGAACGTGGGGGAGGCAGCGCGGCTCTTGTCCGGGCAGATTCCCAGCGTCATCCAGGAAGTGGTCGAAAAGTCCAAGTTGGCAGCGGTGTTCCGCGACCCCAACATGGACTTTGGCCCCGGCACCATCACGGGGGCTGACCTCGTGACTGCCGCCCACACCATGCAGAATCAGCTCCGCCTGTTGGAGGAGCACAAGCCCGACACCCGCAGCGAACACGTCAAGGCCGCACAAGTGGTGGCCGACAGCCATATCGAGGCGGCGCGTATTCGCGCCAAGGGCGACTGGCTACAGGACGGGTACGCCGAGGGTGTCAAGGACGTGGCGGGCGCGTAGCCGCTCTCCTCTTCTGGCCGGGGTGGGGCCGCTCCCGACTCCACCCCGGCCCCCTACCGAGTGCAAAGGGGAACTGGAATGGGGCATAAGGAACAGGCGGAGCAACTGCTGGCGAGCGCCAGCACGGCCGTCCAGACCCAAGCCGAGACCAGCAAGCGCAAGACCAAGGCCGACTACCAGTACGCCAGCATTCTGCTGACACTGGCTCTTGGGCACGCACTACTGGAACTCACCGAGCGTGTCGAGCGTCTACAGCAAGCCGTCGACCACCAGACCAAGCACCGTGGCTGACGACGAAAAGGCCCTCAAGGACGTGCCGTGGGTGCGGTTCGACATGAAGGTGGCCTGTGCGGTGGTCATGCCAGACGGCGAAGAGGACGAGCGCATGTTCACCTACCTGCACCAGGACTTGGTCGAGTCGACGCAGATCTATGCGGCACGCCTGCCAGACGAGGCCGTGCAGTTGACCGACGAGCAAACCATGCGGCTGCTGGAAAAGGTGGTGCTCAAGTTCGCGGGCATCCTCTCGCAAGCAGCCCTCAAGGCGGGGTTCTTCCCCATGGGGTCCATTCCGGAGGGCATGTTCCTCACCGACAGCGAAAGCGCACAGCGGGTGGGCGTGGGCGAGACCACCTTGGTGGTCACCAAGGACTCCATAGAGGAACTGCCGGAACTACCACGGGAGCAGATGCACTGATGGAGAAGGTGCCAAAGGCGACGTGCGTGGCTCGCACCCGGCGTGGCACTCGCTGCACGAAGCCGGTGTACGCGGTCAACCTCTGCAAGATCCACTATCTGGTGTTCTAGTCATGCGGACCTACCGACTGCTGCCAGACCACACGGTGGTGGAGTGCCCGCTGGAGGAGTGGTCCCTAGCGGACTTCTCCGGCCGGGTGGTGCAGCAGACACGCGTTGGCCCGTGGTGGGTCAGCACGGTGTTCTTGGGGTTGGACCACAACTGGGAGCCCGGTGGTCCACCCCACATATTCGAGACCATGATCTTCTGGCGGGGCATAGCGGACGCACCACTGGACGAGGAATACACCGAGCGGTACAGCACATGGGACGAAGCGGTCGCGGGCCATGCGCGTGCCTTGGGCTACGTCACCGTGAAGGAGGAAAAGGGCGTTGGCAACAGGACGCGGGAGTGAGCGTGTACACACCGCCACGAATCCACCTCGCCATGGCATTTCCGGCGGCGGGCTCGCCGACATGGGGGGTGTGGAGCAGTACCCCATCGTCAAGAGTTACCGGCAGGTCCCTGTGGAGCGGGTCCGCATGGACAGCGAATACCAGCGGCAGCCCAAGCCCGAGTTCGTGCGCGAACTGGTGCGCGGGTGGGAGCCGCTGCTGGCAGGAGTGCTGGTGGTGAGCCACCGGGGCAATGCGCTGTGGTGTCTCGACGGAGGCCACAGGGTCGCAGCCATGCGAGAACTGGGCGTGGAGTATGCCGACGCCACGGTGCTACAGAACCTGAGCCAAGTGGACGAAGCCAGCCTGTTCATTCGGTTCAACAAGAACCGCCGGAACATGACCGTGTTGGACTTGTTCCGCGCACAAGTGACCGCGCGGGACCCTGTGGCGCTCGGCGTCCAGCACGACGTGTACAGCCGTGGCCTGACCATGGGCCAAGGGCCGGACTACGACATCCAGGCCGTAGGGGCGCTCATGCGCGTCTATGAGATGGGGCCGGACCTGCTCGGGGAGGTGCTGGACCTCATCGTGACCAACTGGACGGTCGACAAGAACCGTTTCTATGGCACCGTCCTGCATGCCCTCGCCCACTTCATCAAGTCGTACCGGCCGCACCCCAACTACGACCGGGCACGGCTCGCGCAGGTCATGGTGAACACCAGCCCGAGCACGCTGAACCGGCTTGCCCAAGAGATCATCGCGGAGCGCGGCAGTGTGCAGAGTACCGGCCATACCACCGTGACCGAGGCCATACGGCTCACGTACAACACCCGGCTCTCGCCAGCCAAGCAACTTCCCAGTCATCGAGTGGAGACAGGTGAATGAGCCAGAACACCAACGCGGGCCGGGGCTTCGCGCCCGCCTTGCTCCACCAACTCCTCGACGACGGGGAGATGGTGTGGCTCGACGACTCATTCAGCAGCGGACGCCTCGGCTATGTCAGCCAGTTCGTCCGCACCAAGGGCTATCGGCTTCGTACCCACAAGGAGGATGAGGGCATATACGTGTGGCTCGAGTGGACCGGTACGGTCAGCACATTGGCTGAGATGAAGACAGGCAAAAGGGGAGCACATGTCCAGGAACAGGAGCGAGGGGTATAACCACCCCATTTGTGACCAATGCTGGTTCGCCATCAACCCGCGCCGCAGTCCAGTGCGGCTCATCGAGAGCGAGCGCAAGCGGGAGCGCTGCTGCTGGTGCGGCAACCCCACCCGTGACGGCATCTACCGCAGGGAAGACCCATGGGAACTTCCCAAGCACACGGAGCATTCGGCCGAACGGGAAGGGGTGCTGGTGCAATGAGACGCCTCGCCCTACTGCTGCTGGTGCTGCTGGTCGGGTTCGCGTTGCTCGGGCTACTGGGCGTGTTCGTCCCGCCCCACGTCAGCGCGGCCACGCCGGTCGACAGGACCTGCATGCACGCCCTCCGGCACGAGGGCTACACCTTTGAGCAGCGGCGCCGCAAGTGCCGCATTCGTGTCCGGACGGTGGGCTACCACGCCGCCCAAGTCGAAGACGACGGCTACTGGAAGTGGCGCGTCGGGAACTTCATGTGGCAATTCAAGGTGGAGGTCAGTTATGACAAATACCCCAGTGGAGCATGGCGCATTCTCAGCACAGAGTGCTGGCAGGACTACGCCTACGTGGTGACACTGCGCTTGACACGCTGCGGGACGTGGTACTTGGGGGACGGTGACCGCGCCGCTGGCGCTGCCTATGAGGTGAGCTTTGGTCCAGTGTCGCGCGGTGGGCGCACCTATATCACGTTCTTTAGCGACGGGCACGTCAGCACGTCGCCCACCATTTCATGACGGACCAGCGTGAACCCGGAGCCGGGTCTGGCCCCGTGGGTGGTGGCACTGGTGGTGGCGACGGTGATCGTACTGGTGGTGATGATCGCACTCCAGGACTGAGGCGCGTGGCACGCCTCGACGAGCTCACGCCCGACCAGCGCCGCTTGGTGCTGGCTCTTATCGCCGTCAAGAAGGCACGCGAAAAGGAGGCGCCTATGGAGTGACGCGCCCACCGAGCCTGCTAGAAAGGATTTGGAAAGGGGAACCGTGGCAAAGCACGTCCTGCAACTGATGGATGCCAAGGGCCACACCGAGGTCCAGTGGTCCGAGGTCGAGACCGAGCACAAGGAAGAGGGCTACGTCTCCGTAGAGGAGGCCAAGGCCATATTCGACAAGCACCTCGCGCTCGGCTACTTCGCCTACGCGGTGGCGCCCACGCTCACCAAGTCCGGTGAGCGCAAGGGCACCCAACTGCGCGAGTTCGACCCGCAGGCAGAACGCATCGTCATGGCGGTGCCCATGGCTGGCGGCTGACCTTGCTGGACGACGCGTTACGCGTCGGGGGCGAGCTCCTGTGGGTGCTCGCCCCCCTACCCATCGGCATCGTCGGCGGCCTGTTGGCGATGGCGTACCTGCAAGGGAGACGAAACGTGGCCCTAACGTCATACGAAGACCGCGTCTGGGCGGCGAAAGAGCGCAGCAAGGACCTACTTGAGTCGGTACTGGACACCGGCCAGCGTCGTGAACTGAAACACCTCGGCTACGTGACGGTGGCAGGGAGCGCTGGCGGCACCTTCCGGGTGGACACCAGCGGCGTGTTCGAGTACAAGAACGGCTCCAAGCACCGCTACTGGTGCGCCATTCAAGGACCCCGCACGGACTCGGGGTGGAAGTCGTACTACCACCTGCCACCGGAGGAGATGGTACCCAAGTACGACGTCATGGCAGCCAAGGTCCTCATGATCAAGTACGACGAGGCCCGGTTCCGCAGGATCGCGGTCGGGACGATGGTGTACCCATGAACATCGACATCACGGTCAATGTGGCCGAACTGCTCGAGAAGGTGCAGAACAACCGCGAGTTCCACCGGGCCGAGTTCGAAAAGGCGTGGGCTGGCTACGAACAGGCCATGCGCGAGTGGTTCGACGAGCAACTAGGCAAGGCCCAGAATGGCAAGTCCTTCGACCGTATTCCTCCTCACCCCGTGCCGGAGGACCACACCGCCGACTACGACCAGTTGATCGGCATGCTGGAGATGAACGTCAACACCACCATGGACCTCGACTGGTCTATGTACCGCCAGTTCGTCGAGGACGAGTGGGGCTGGACCCATGTCACCAATATCACGAACTCGTACTACGCGGCCCGCGTATGACCGAATACACGCCCCTCTCCGACGCCGACCTCGAGGCCATCGAGGCGCGCCTCGGCGCTCACATGCAGATGTGGACACGCGACGACGCCGCTGCGCTCATCAAGGCCGTCCGCACCCTGACCGCCGCAGCCAAACGGTTCGATGACTTCCTCCAGAACGAGTTGGAGTTCTTCTCCGACGAAGGCGACGACTACTCGACTATCCGCTCGGAGATGCGGCACCTATTAGACGACGAGATCGACGCGTTCCATACCGCGCTAGGCGGTGAAGTGTGACCGAAGACACCGTCGTCATCTGCAACCCGACCAAGTGGGGGCCACCGCATGTGGCCTCCCTCATCAAGGAATGCGCCGACTGCGGCCAAAGCGTTCACATCAGCCTCGGCACGTTCCGGGGCAAGCCAGCCAACAGTCGCATTCTGTGCGTGCCGTGTGCCATCAAGGTGGTCACACCTGAAAGCGAACACGTCCTCCTCCCCGAGACGCTAGAGGAGATGACGGAATACCTGAGCAAGAACAAGACGTAACCCCGGCGACACGCCGCCTTAGCGCCCCCCTGTGCGCCCATGCACGGGGGGGCGCTTTGAGTTGCCCGGAGTTGCGCTGGCTGGCGCCTGTGGGGCGCCCACGGCGCCCAAACCCACAAACTCACAGCGTGTCCTGCTGGCTCTACCGCCCGTTTGGGGTGCGCTTGGGTGCATGCACCGTACCGGGGGGTGGAGTGGCGTCTTGGGCCTTGGACGCGCCTGGAGCCAAAGCCTGCTTGGCGCTGTTGCAGGGGCGGCAGAGCACGGCTAGATTCTGCGGGGTGTCCTGCCCTCCACGGGCGAGCGGGCGAATGTGGTCCACCGTCAACGCGCCGGGGCCGACAGCGTGAGCAGGTATTCGGTATCCTGGACACACCCACCCATGAGCCAGCACCCACTCCCGGAGGGCGTGTCTTGCCAGCGTGCGGTACCGAGTGGGATAGCGTCCTGCAGCACACACGCGGCACAGCCCGCCCTTGCTCACATAGCCGGTCTTACACTCCCGGCAGTGGGCTTTCGGCGCCCACGGCACCGTTCACATGTCCTTGAAGGCGCGGTACATGGTGGGTGTCCAGCGCCAGTCGTCGTCGAACTGCGGCAGCAGCATGTCGAAGACGATGCATGTGTCCACCCGGCGCTGCTCGGTCTCCTTGAGCCAGCGCGCGCTGCGTGGGAGGCCGTACGTGCGACCACACTCCCCCACCCATATGGGTTTCTTGGGGGTGCGGGTCTGCCAGTAGTCCAAGGCGTAGTCCCACTGCTGGAAGGGGAACTTGCCATAGGCGGCGCTGCTGTATCGGTCGAAGCCGACCACCTGCGTGGCTTGCCCTCCGGGGTAGTAGTCGGGCATGTCGTTGTCACGCGCACCACGTCCCACGGGGCAGTAGAACATGCGGATGTTGGCAACGCCCCGGAGCAAGGCAGACACGTACTGGAAGGTCTTCACATACAGGCTGCGCTTGGGTTCCCGCTGCCATTCGAACCCCGCTCCGGTGCCGTTGGGCTCTTGGTCCCACCGGACCACCAGACCGTCTGCCTTGTGCGCCAGCGCCGTCAAGGACTGGTCGTACGTTCCCGCCAGAATGGCGTCGTAGCGGACTCCTGTGGACTCCAGGAATATGACCGGCTCCACCCCGCGCTGGCGCAGCGCCGCCAGCAGACGCGTGTCCAACGGCCACTCGTTGTTGCGGTATCCCACCCACACGGGGAACACCTCGGGCATGCGGCTCTTGGCTGCCCATGCGTCCAGCGGTGGAATGGTGCGCTCGAGTGTGGGGTCGTTGACTCCTGCGAGTATGGCGACCCCGTGTCGGGTCACGCCACCGTACTGGCTGTGTCGTGCAGACCCATGCCAGCGAAGGCCACGAGCACGCCAAGAATGAGTGCTTGGAACACGTCGTCGTTGAGCCAGATGGCAGCGGCCACAGCGGCGACCACGCCCACGACCAGCGCGAGCAGGGGGCCGAACCGATCCTGCGTGGCGGGTGCAGGACGCCACGCACGCAGGATGATCTCGGTCACGGCCGTCACGAACACCGTCAGCCCACCAAAGGTGAGCAGCGCATTGGTGCTTGGGACGGTGGGGTCCATTACTCCTTCATGCCCTCTTCGGGTTCGGCGTCGGGGTCGAGCACCGGGTCATCATCCTCGGGGTCGTCCACGGCGTCGTCGTTTTCTTCGTCGTCCGGGTCTTCCGGCTCGATGGGTTCTTGGACCATTTACTCCGCCTCCTCTGGCTGCTGCTCTTCGTCGCGCTCACGCTCGACGGTGACGTCGGGCTTCTCCTCGACGGACATGTCGGTGTCGCGCACGATACCCTCGGTGGTGCGGTCGACGGTCATGCCAGTGTCGACTTCGACCTTCTTCTCGGTGCGCTTGCGTTCCATGTCTACCTCCCTATGAGACTACGACCACCCATGCGTTGCCCGCCCCGGCATTCCCCCATGTGGCTGCGACCTTGAGGTACCTGCGGACGCGCACCTTTTGCACGCCCTTGGGAATGCCCGCGCGACGACCATCGTGCAGGGGGTCATACAAGTATGTCCAGTGGAAGCCTTGGAAAGCATGTCCATACAGGCCGATGGCATGCCCGCCATTGAAATCTTTGGCCCCGCTCAGGCCGGGGTACAGGTTGTTCAGCCGTCCGTAGTCGATGGCGACGTGCAGGAACTTGCCCTTCTTCAGAAGGTTGATGGCCTCCTCCACGGTGACCTTGCGGACGACACCGTAAGGGCGACCGTAGCCCCGGTCGCGCATGCGCCGCCGCACCACGGCAGACTCCACGCTCTCCTCGATGTTCTGGAGCGTGGTGGCGGGCCAACTCGGGCCGTGGGACATTGGGCGGCGAATGAGCTCCAGCCAACTGCTGCGGTTCTCCCGGCGCGGCCGGAGCTCGTTGTTGCTGACAGCCTCCAGCGCCACGAGCTCGGTGGTGGGTCCGCAGTTCATGCCCGCGTAGCGACTGGGAATCTGGAGTTGCTTCTGGTGCTTGGGCCTGCCGCCCTCGATATAGATGGCGGGTGGGTTCATAGGTCCTCCATACTAACTACCGTTGGGTCCTCTGCGAGCGGCCAGCAGCAGGAGCGTGGCTGCCCCACCGAGCATGGCGAGGGCAGGCTCCACGGCAAGGTTGACGCCGCTCAGGCTGCCGAGCGCGAACCCGATGACCAGCAACGCCACCGTGCCGACCATGTAGCGACCATTGGGGGACAGGTTCACCCGAACACCCACAAGCGGCCACCTTGGAACTTGGGAATGGGCGTCCCCTCCTTGGCTCCATAGCCAGACTCTGCGAAGGTGAGCGGGGCGCCGCTGTTGTTGGTGAACCCCTCGGCTTGGTTGCCGGTGGTGTTCTCTTGGTCGATCTTCACGTGGCCGAACTGGAAGGCCGTGTCGGTCAGGTGGGACTGGCCTGCCAACGACGCGACGAGGCCGATGGTCGATGTGTTGCACCGTAGCCCGGTCAGCAGAATGGCGTCGACTCCCACGCCCACCGTGGCCGTGACCGACAAGGTGGCGCCGTTCCCCACCGACTGAGCGGCCCCGGCGCTGGCTCCGGAAGAGGCCACGCTGTGTGTCGGGTGGAGCAGCCACACCACATAGGCGCGGTACGTCCCGGCCGTCGTCGTGCCCATGGTGCCGCCGCTGAACGAGAGCGTGTCGCTGCTACGACCACGGAACTGGGCATAGTCGAACAGGCTGAACGTACACATGTGGCTGGCGACCGACGTGCGGTTCTGGTCTGGCCCCGTCAGCGCCTTGCTGCCGAAGGTGACGCCCGTCATGGCGTGGGTGAAGGTCGTCGTGCCAGACGCCGGGTTGCCCGCCAAGAACACGATCATGGCGCGCGCCGTGGCAGGAGGGGTCTGCGTCGTGTTGTTCGTGGTGATCTGCGCGCTGATGCTGGCGGTGGGGCGAGCCATCTAGGTCTTGAGGCCGTTGACGGTCAGAGTCAACTGGGTCATGGTGGTCAATGACTCCACCACCACCTTGAGCATGTCACCCTTGACCCAACTCGTGTCCCACCCCGTAAGGGAGGACGAGGAATTGCTCAGGGCCGTGGTGACACCGGGGGTCGCGGAGGCGGTGATGCTGTCCGCGTTGGTGGGCTGCCCGTTGGCGAAGGTGTCCATCCACAGGTCTACGGAGCAACTGCCAGACACGTCCCCCATGATGGACCAGTCCGTGGGCTGAAAGTCGAAGGGAATCTGAATGAGGTGGTAGTCGTTGACGGCTGCCGCAGGGCCGAACTCGAAGATCATCGCGGCATGCTGGAACTTCGCGTTGACGGCGTGCTGGTGACCAGCGTCCGCCACCTCCCCGGTGCTGCCAGCCGACGCTGCGTCCGCATAATCGATCTGGACGATATCCCCGACCTCGCCGAAGTCAAGGCTGCCGCCGCCCCCCTCTATCCAGACGGCAGCAGCGGCCGTGCTGTCGACGCACTTCCACGACTTGTCCAGCGTGACGTTGATCCACTCGCTGCCGACCTCGTAGTCGTCGGCGCTGTCGTCCCCGGCGCCGGGGTCGGTAGTGGCGGTGTAGTTGTTCTTCCGACGTCCCGGCGTCTTGGCCGACTGCGTCATGGTCAGGTCGAATTCGTCGGTGCTCATGCTTACGCCGCCGTGTAGAGCGCCACGATGTACGCGCCCCGGCTCGGTGCCCGGTCAAAGGTGACGGTACCAGCCACAGGGTCCTTGCTGGCAGGCTCGGTGAGAATGCCGTCCACGTACAGCCAGATGGGGCCGACCCATGGGCGCAGCGTCCATGTGGTGGTGGTACCGTCGCCCAGTGGCAGGTCCTCGTCACCCGGCTCCTGCCCGCCGCTGCCAGCGTCGGTGGTTTGCGCGTACTCCTCGTCGAACGAGAACACCATGCCGCTGATGCCCACGCAGGTGATGTACCACTGGCTCACGTCGTCTTCGCCCAAGTCCTCGTCGACCTTGGCGACGTCGATATCCCATGCCACCGGCTCGGCGCTGCCATAGGCCCACGTCTTCATGCGGACGCGTGTGTCCCGGAAGTCGCAGATGGTCCAGTAGTAGGTGTCGGCAGCCAGCGTCTTGGGTACGAAGTCCGACCACACCTCGCTGGCGGTCTGTCCCACCACCACGCCCACCTCGTCGCCGCCGGTCTGGTACACCCATGTGGCAGCGTCCCCGAGGTTGATACGGAACTGTCCTCGCCACGGCGCGCTGATGCACTGGAACTCGAGGTACTGGGGGTGGGCGTTGCCGGTGCTGCCGAGTGGGTTGACCTTCCACTTGATGCGGAAGCGCGCATCCCCATCGGCCCATGGCTCCCACGGCTCCCCGTTGTCGTCGTCGGGTGCGTCGCTGCGGAGCATCATGCTGACGCTGGCCGTGCTGCTCATGCTTATGGTGCCTGCGCCACTGGCGCCCGACACCGTCGCACTGCCGCTGGACACCTTCACGTAGGTGTTGCCACCCTCCCACGGGTTGTCCAACTGGACGCCCTGCCCGTAAGGGAGGCGCCCCCACTCAGGGTCGTGGTAGCGCAGCGCCAGCGTGAAGCAGAACTGTTCCCCGCTGGCACTGCTCGTGTAGTCCGGCGGGTTGATGGCCCCCGTGACGTTGGCCTCGTGAATGCGTAAGCCCGCGAAGCCGCTCACCAAGTTCTCGACGAGCACGTAGGGCAAGCCGATGGAGCCGCCTGCCACGGCCTGACTGTCGGCCCCCACGGTGAAGGCCAGTTCGTTCTCGCCCGTCCAGCCGCTGACGCTCGGCGTGGCGTTGGTGTTGGTCTGCTGGCTGTGGGAGATATCGGCGGTGCTGAGTGGCCCGCCTTGGATGAGTGCCGTCACCCCGAGCACCGTCTCGCTGCCCGGTGTGGTCACGGTCACGCTGGTGCCGGGGTTGTCTCCAGCGGTGATGAAGAAGGCGAGCGCCCCACCGCTGGTGGCTGGACTGCCAAGGCCCGTCACGCTCTCCAGCAGGTGCCAGCCGCTGAACTGGCTCGCCATGGTGTTGGCGTCCTCGGTGGTGACGTAGAACAGCAGCACGCAGTCCCCGTCCGCTCCCCCACCGGGTATGGGGAACGCATGACTCGTGCCGGTGCTGGTCAGGGTCTCGCGGCCCACGTCGGCCGGGTACGAACCCACCAGCCGGGTCCAGTTCTCGATGAGGAATTCACCACCGGTGTCCTCGGGCGGGTCCGGGTCCTCGTTGGGCTCGGTACCGCCACCCGTCCCCGGTGGGTGCTGCGTGCCGCCGCTGTCGCCAGCGCCGCTGTCGCCACCGTCGCGCCCGTCACCCTTCTTGGTGCGGTCGCGCCGTCGCCCGCCTCCCGGCATGCGCCCCACCCGGCGCTTGTCGGTAAAAGACAAGCGAGTGAACAGCAGCGCCTTGCCGTCTTCGTCGTGCGGGTCGGGCGCTTCCATGGCGACCTGCTCGACGAAGTAGTTCGTGTTGATGCCCCAAGGCGTGTTCACCAACCCGAAGCGCATTCCCGCGCGCATGCCCGGTTCGTGGATGAGGACGGTGCCATGAATCTCCGGGCGGTCGTTCTGGTCGAGCACCCGGTTGCCAGCGGCCAGGAGTTGCGCCTCTGTCCGCAGGGACAGGTCGGTGATGCCGATCTCCTGCCGCCCATACGTGCCGATGGTGGTTCCCGGAACCCACCGCCGAATCTTGTCGCCCACCACATGCACGGCCGTTTTCAGGTCTTGGCTGTCCCGGCTGATGACGAGTTCGCTATACGGAAAGGTCGTGCTGAAGTTGGGGCTACTGTCGGTCAGGTCGAAGGGGCTCGCCAATGTCTCGCTGCGGAACATGTGCAGGCCCGGTGGTCCCCCGTCGTCCGGGCCGAAGTCCACGTAGAGATGGAGGATGAGCTCGTCTGCCACTTGGCGCAGGGCTTCCCCCACCGTCATGTTCTCGTAGTTGGCGCGCTCCACGCTTTCACTGGGCAGGTTCACGTCGCCCGTGGTCAGGTTGAAGTTGAGGCTGTCCAGAATGAACGCCACGCGGCTGGCCGCAGTCTCCCGTGGACGGTCCCGCTCGTACACGACCACGCTGTCGTCCAACTTGGCCGTGTAGTCCTGACCCTCCAACTCCCACATCTTCTGGATGCCGATCTGGTTCTGGAGGAAGGTCTTGTTCATGACCCGGATGTGCCCGCCCCAGATCTTGTTCCCGTCGAACTTGACCCACACGCGGTCTTCGTTGTCGAAGTCGACCACACCGTCGAACAGGACGTTGCAACTAAAGGTGCTCAGGCCGTCGGGGTGGAGCTCCTCGACGTTGATGCTCTCGAGCACCGGCCAGAAGTTCTGGCTCTGCGACACGTTGTGGAACTGCCACGCACCACGACTGGGGTAGGGCACTTATCGCTCCCGGCTTTGCAGTCGGACCGCGCGGCGAATCTGCCGGTCGAGGTCGCGTAGACCCTGCGGTCCCCCGTACACGTTGCCGTGAATGTGAATCTCTGTCCCGCCACGTCCCATGCCCATGCCCACCGGGGCCGTCATACCCACTCGGGGGTGGAAGGCGCCCCCCACTGCCTCCCCTGCTGCCCGCACCGGCCCGAGGTTCCCAGACAGCCCTCCTGCCCACGCCCGGATGATAGGCGCCCCCCACTGGTCGATGGTGCTAAGGGGTCCACGCTTGGGGGGACTGCCGCCCTTGAGGAAGTCTGCGATGGTCTGGCCCGCAGCGTTCACCACGCGCTGGACGATGTCGACTGCGTTTTTCATCCCCTCGGCCAAGGTCTTCACGAGGTTGAAGCCCGCGCTGTACAGGTTCATACTGAGGATATCGGTCTTTAGGCCGAGTATGGCGTCGAAACTATCACGGGCCGCACGCTGCGCGTGGCGCACCATGCTCTGCCCGGTCTTGCGCCACGTCCCGACGATCTTGATGCCCGCGTCCTTATGGGCCTTTTGTATGTCCTTCATGTCGGCCACATGGGTGCCACGGAGCCGGTCCATCTTGCCTTGCAGGTTGAGCACGGCGTTGCTCCAGTACCGCTGGCTCGCCGGGTCCTTGGCCTTGGTCGCCTTGGCGAGCATGGCCTGCACCTTGACCATGCGCGCCGTCATGTTCTTCAACCGCTGCTGCTTGGGAATGAGCATGGGCGGGTTCTTGAGCGCGTCCTTGATGTTGCCGAACCCCTTGACCACTTCCTCCTTGGCGAGTTGGAAACCGTCGTGCAACTGGGCCACCACGCCGACCATGGCCTCTTGAACGGCGAGCTCCACATTGCCGACGACGGTCTGAGCGCCCCGCATGATCTGCTGCCCGAGAGTCACCACGTCCTTGGCAGCCTCGTCCGGATTGAAGATGCTGAACAACAGGTGGCGTGCCTTGGGGTCGGCCGCTGCGTCCCGTGCGCCTGACTGGATCTTGGCGATCTCTTGGACGATCACCGCGCGCTGCTTTTGCAGGTTCGCCCGCAGGGTCCCCAATTCCACATGCGGCTGGTTCGTCAGGAACGAGGTGGCGTCGGCCGCGAACTGCAACAGGTTCTTGTCGGCGTCGGTGGTGCCCAAGCCCTCCATCTGCTTGTCGAGGGTGGCGAGTTGCTTGTTCAGTTCTTCCAGACTGAGCGCACCCGGAATGGCCGCTGGCGCCTTCGCCATCTTATCGACCATGTCCCGTATCTGGGAGAACTGGTCGCCCAACTTGTCCAGCAGGACCTTGGTGATGACCCCGGCTGCCGCCAGCGCGAACGCCGTGCCGAAGGTCAGGCCGAGCTTGCTAGCCGCGCTGGCGAGCAGCCCGCGTGGTCCCGCGAGTACGCCATTCGCCAGCATGGTGCCGATACTGCCCACGATGCCGCCTCGCATCGCCATCGTGGCGAAGGCATCGAACAGGACACCGCTCAACGCCGCCATGCCGCGCACGATGAGCCCCTTGGCGGCGCCGAAGCCCCGGCTGATGGGGCCGACGATGGCTGCCTCCATAAAGCCCGCCCATGCCGTCCCGACGGCGCTGCCTGCGGTACCGGGAAGGAGCATGCCCACGATGCGACTCGCGAACTTGAGCGCGAACAACGCAGACAGCCCCGCGATGAGCGGGCTGATGATGCCCATGAGCGGGCCAAGAGCCACCGCCACGCTGGTGCCCCACTCGGCCACGAGTTCCAGCCCGTCGATCAGCAGGCCGATGGCGGGCAGCAAGCCCTCGCCGATCTTGATGGCCATCGTCTCGAAGTCATTGCTGAGCAGTTGCAGCCGCTTGCTGGTGGTGCCCCAGCGAGTCTCGGCCATCTTGGTGACCTGCTCTTGGTCCTCCCAATACTGGTTGCTCTTCACCAAGGCGTCGTTCAGGTTGCCCTCGAGCCCCGCACCGATGGCAGCGATCATGGCATTCAGGCCACGCGTGAGACGAATATCCCCCAAGCCCACGTCCTTGAGAATGCCGCTGCGCGTCTCTTGGTCCATGTGTGACAAGCCATTCAGGAACTCCTTGATGGCGCCGCTGGCGTCATCGCGGAAGGCCGTCTTGAACGCCTCGCCGGTCATGCCCGCCGCGTCGGCGATCATCTGGAGCTTGTTGCCGCCCGCCACCATGTCGCGCTGGACGATGAGGAACAGTCGCTGCAAGGTGCTGCCACCGGCCTCGCTTTGCTCCCCGACGTTCGCCATGGCTGCGGCCCATCCGGCCATCTCGGCTGCACTCAAGCCCACGGCGCTGGCGGTGCCCGCGAACCGCTGGCTCATGTGAAGAATCTCGCCTTCGGTCGACGCGCCTGAGATGCCAAGACCCACGATGGTGCTGGTCAACCGCATGAAGTCTTCGTTGGCAAGGCCGATGACCGTACGAATCTTGCCGAAGTAGGTGGCTGCCATGTCTGGCGACAGGTCGTCCGACAGTTCCGACATGGTGGCGACGGCCTGCACGAACTCGTCCACCTGTTCCACCGGGACGCCCAACGCACCAGCCTGCCGCGCCATCTCCGCGATCTCGGCATGCGTGATGGGGATGGTGTGGGTCAGGTTGAGCAGGCTCTCCTCGAGTTGGTCCATCTCTTTCCGCTGGACCTCGAGTGGCTTGTTCGCGTCGATGGTGGTCCGCTTGACGCCCGCCATGGCGTCTTCCCACTCCATGGCGGCGCCAGCAGCCTTCGCCATGCCGACGGCCACAGCGACACTACCAAGCCCCACCGCCGTGTTCAGCGCCGTGCCAGCGGTGGCGATCTGGGACTGTGCGCTCGCCAGCCCCGCCTTGAGCGCGGTGGTGTCGAGGAACAGGCCGATGCGTAGGGTGGCGAGTGTGCCAGCCACTTAGGCTCGCTTCCCGCCGAGGGCCGCGAACGCCATGGCAGCCTTCTGCTTCAGGGCCTGCCACGTTTGCGGTCGCTTGGGCTCCATGTTCGGCATGAAGTCCTCTGGCTGGTACGGCTTGCGGTGTTTCTTCGGGTCGCGTGCCGTGTTCGCGACCATGGCCGCTACGAGCCCACTACGCCAGTTCTCGACCTCATAGCCCCACGGCTCCAACGTGTAGAAGGCGAACCACTCGGTGAACTCAGCACTGGAGATATGACGTTGGGCCTCGGCCACACTGCGGTGTCCGAGCGCAAGGGCTAGTCGGAACCAGAACCTTCGCTCGGGACGGCTTTTAGGCCCTCCGTCAGTTCCTCCACGTCCTCAGCGGACATGCCGCTCAGGCGGGTCGCCACCCCGAACACGCGCTGGAGTGCGGCAGCGCTCTTCTTGCCGAGGGCTTCGGCGTCCATGGCGGTGAACAGCCGGTTGCCGTTCTCGTCGACGACAGACCACGTCACCAACTTGGCCCGGAAGTTGTTCAGGTTGGTCTCGACCTTGTTGCCGCGCTGTTCGATGTTGCTCCGCTCGAAGGCGTCACGCTGCTGGCCGGTCAGGCCCCGCACCAGCACCTTGCCGCCCCACTCTGGAACGTCGACCGCTTCGGTAAGAATGTCGTCGCGGGCGAGAATGGCATCGCGGCTGAGGAATTCGTGGGTGTTCGCACCGTTGGTGCTGGTGGAGGTGGGAGCAGCCACCACCTCCACCGCTTTCGTCGCGGGCACGGGTTACGACGCTGCGCCGACGAAGGTCGGGGCGCTCCCCATACGCAGGGTGACGTCGGCCGACAGGTGACCGTCCACCGGGGCCGACATGCTGAACCCGGTGACGTACGCCTCGAACGTCCAGTTGCTACCGTCGGGGTAGGTCATGACGTAACTGTCGAGGCTGCGGGCTTCCCACGCGGCGAAGAACGCGTCGTGACTCGCGAGGGCGCTGTTGAACACCATGGGGAAGGTGATCTCACCGACCCGCTTGATGGTCACCAGGAACTCTTCGGTGTTGTCCGGGCTGCTGTGGTTGGTGATCTCGTCGGTGTCCGTGCTGAGGTCCGGACCCTCGATATCCTGAATCTGGGCGATCTGCGTGGCGTTCAGCGTCAGCGTCGTGCCAAGAGTCGCGATCCCTTCGCTCATCCCTGTTTCTCCCTGCTATCCCACCAAGGCTGGTGGCACTATGCCCTACTCAACTGCCCCGGACAATGGCGTTGTACTGGACCATGCAGTCGATGATGCGTCGATAGTGGTCGAGCTCTTGGTCATAACTGTCGAAGTCGAGGTCGGTATGGACGGCCACGTACAGGTCGCCCCAGTAGCCCGCGAAGCCATGAATGTGCTGGCGTAGTTCCTCGGCCAAGTCTTCCATCTGCGCGTAGGTGTAGCCCCAACAGTCCCACTGGACGCGGTCCCGGTGGTACCCCTCGACGAAGCCGCTGCTGTGTGCGTCGCTCTGCACCTTGAGCGGCCCCACGGCGGGAATGACCTGAAAGCACAGCGCCGGGAGTATGGCGTCCTTGGGCAGGCGGCGAGGGTACACGCGCTGCCCCACGCTCATCACGTTGGGAAAGTGCGCCCATATGGCTTGGCCGAGCCTCATGGCCCCACCACCGTCGCCAGTGCGGCCCGCAGCGTGTCGGCCACCTCGTCGACGGCGTCCTCATAACTGGCGTCGAACGCGGGCCGCGCCGTGGGTGTCGCCGGAATGACGCTGCTGTGCTGCGCGGCGGGCAGTTGCCCGCCGAACTCCAACACCGCTGCGTAGTGGCGCGGCTGGTCCACCTCTGGCACTCCCGCCACCGTGCCGGGGTAGATGTAGACGCTGGCACCTTTTAGAGTGCCCTCCTCGGTCTCCCGCACACTGGCCTTGCGGACGATGATGGCACGCTCGTAGTTGCCTTCGCTGCGGTCACTGGTGAACTGGGCCTGTACCAAGTCCCGCCACTTGTCCCGAATGACCTCGCCACCGTTGGTCACAGCCCGGTCCGCTATGGGTCCGGACACCAGAATGCTCAACTTGCTTATCTGGGCCATGACCTGCGGCGCGTTGAGAATGACCGCCCGCACTCGGCTGCCACTGGGGTTCATGCGCCGCGTGACGTTCATGCCCTTGGTCAACTTGGCGAAGGGCAACGCCTTCATGGGAACGCGGGCAGCGCGGAGCCCTCCGGCGCGCGGTCGTGCCATTACAGGCTCGGCCTGCGTGCGAGCACGGTGGTCACCCGGCGCCCCTTGGTGGTGCTCACCCGCGTGATCTCGTAGCGGTCGTCCCCCTCCGCCACCCACATGCTCGGAGTGATGGCGGGGTAGTGCCCGCCAAGGATGATGGACCAGTGCTCGGTGTCCATGGTGAAGCGTTCCTGCCGAGTCTCGTCCACGTACGGAAGAATGGTGGCGGGCAGGCTCGTATGCTCTGGCAGGGGGGTGTAGTCGTAACTGACGCCGCCCACGCTGTCACGAATCTCGGTGCCCGTCTGAATCGCCACCCGCGTGGTGAACCTCACTTCTTCCGGCGGACCTTGGTGCCGTACTTCTTCGCCCACCGCTTGGCGATGGTCGGGTGCTTGGCGTACATGAACTTGCGCTGCTTCACGCTCTTGAATGGCATTACGACGCGTACCTGTTGCGGCTGATATCGACGTTCACCAGCAGCAGCCCTGTGTCTATGGTGAACACGCTGTCGCTGCTGTAGGCGAGTTGCAGGTCCCAGTGGTAGGTCCGCGTGGCGGGCCAGCCATAGGTGTCGTCGGGGGACAGGGTCACGCGCAGCAAGCCACCGGCACTGTCGACGATGGAGATGCCATCGTCCAGTTCCTTGACGATGTACGGCATGCTGTCGTGCGGTTCTTGCTTGACCGTGAAGGTGGCCTGTACGCCTGCCAGTAGCAGCGGCGCACCGTCCCCGTCGACGCAGGTGAAGTCCCACACGGCGCTGTCCCCACGGGTGAGTCGTAGCGTGCTCACTTCACCTCCACCGTAGCACTGGGACCTCGGTTGCGAACAGTGGCCGTGGCCCGGACCGCCCGTAGTGTGGCAGTCTGGGGCAGGCTGTCTGTGGCGAACTCCGCGCACAGTGGGTCGAATTCCTGCACGGTGGCGCGTGGTCCTGTGGCGAACACCGTGGCGAATGGAGCGTTGGTCAGCACGGTGACCGTGGGCAATGCTGTCTGCACGGTGCTCGTAGCGCGCAGCCAGCGGAACCACGCCGTCGGGCGCTTGTCCACCGGGAACGCTCGGACGGTGTAGCCGAGCACGGTGGCCGTGGGCGCCAAGGTGCGGGGGGTACCCGTGGCGCTGAATGGCACAGACACGCCCATTTGGAAGGCGTCCTGTTGGAAGGCGTCCTGTTGGAACCCCGGCCAACTCTGGTCCATGTGGCGCAGCCCGCTATGGGCGGACCCGCTCGCAGCGCATCATCAGCACGTCGCAGGTCTGTGTGGCGGTGGCCGAGTTGGAGCGCAGTTTCAGCCCGATGGTCTGGGAGCCGGTCAGGTTCGAGGCGACCGAGTTCCACGCGATATCGCTTGCTGTGGCATTCCACGTCGTACCGGGGTCATACCCTGCCGCCGTTCCCGCTGCGGCTCCCCACATCTGAACGACGATCAGCGCGAGGGAGGTTGACATGATCGTGATCACACTGTTGATATGAACGAGGTAACGCAGCGTGGACCCGTTCGTCCCGTTGACCAACTGGAATTCGTTGTCCCACGTCGTGCCGATGTCCAGCGTGGCGGCATAGGTGCGGGTCGCGCCTGAGTTGTTGGTGATGGCGATCCACGCGTCGATGGCTACGCAGTCGCCAGCGGCGAGGTTCTCGACCGTCTTGCTGGCGAGGGTGACATCCGTCGTCGAAGCGACGTTGGTGCCCGTGGTCGGGGTGACCGATATGTCGTCGTCCGAGTAGACCGCCCGCACACGAGTCGCGGGCAGGCCGAGGTCCACGGTGCTGTCGCTGGCGGGCCGGAGCATGCCCGCGTTATCGATACGCCAGCGCTCCGACAGACCACTGCTACCGTCTGGCGTGGTGTGGAACTCGAGCCGCCCCGGCATGTCGTTCGCACCCGGCGTGCCGTCGACGGCCATCTGGATGCGGGCCACGGTCTGGTAGGCGGCGCCGTCGTAGCCGAGCGAGTCGATATAGCCGATGAGGTCGCCGCTCTGGACCACGGTATTGGCACCCGCCGTGTCCCGGCCACGGTAGAACCGGAGCCCGCCGGGGTTGGAGTTGCCCCGATAGAGCATCTGTGCGCCATAGGCTGTCCCGCCGGTAGGACCAGCGAGGTTCAGGAAGCGGGCGAACAGGGTGTCGTACCTGTTCGCGTCCGCACCGACATTGAGTGTCTGCGTTGGGCTTGGGAGCGTGTCCCGCAGTTCGACTGGCACTAGCCGAGCACGATGACGCGGTACTGGTTGCTCGTGGGCGCCACCGCGTGGATGAGAATGACGCGGTTGGTGGTGCTGCGCGTCACGTCGACCTCCACCTCGACACCGTCGCTGTTGCGGAATACCTGCACCAGCACGTCCAGCGTGCCGAGGTTGTGGTCGATGTTGTAGGAGGTGGCCGCACCGTCCCCGTAGGTCTGGGCGAAGCGGGTCATAAAGCCAAGACTGGTCTTGGCGGCTGCCGCCGTGTTCCCGTTCGTGCCGCCGTTCGCCACGGGCAGCACACCCGTCACGTCGGTGGTGAGCACCACCTGCCCGAAGGACGGGTCGGCTGCTGCACCGGCTCCACGCAGCACCGTCCCGGTCGCCCCGGCAGCCGTGATGTCGACGGCTGCCGTGCCACTGCCGAGCACCACGCCATGGTCGGTGAGGGTGGCGACTCCGAGACCGCCATTGGTCACGGGGAGCGTACCCGTCACATCGGTCGTGAGAGTCACCTGCCCGAAGGCCGGGTCGGCTCCCGTCACACCACGCAACACGGTGCCAGTGGTGCCCACCGTCAGCGCGTCGACAGCGGCGGTGCCACTGCCCACGAGCACGCCATGGTCGGTCAGCGTGCTTTGGCCGGTGCCGCCATGGGCCGGGAGCAGCACACCGCTGTTCTCGATGGCGATGGTGTTGCCACTGATGCTGATACCGGCGCCCTGCGTGTACGACGTACCGCTGCCGAACTGCGCCCATGTGGTGGCTGTCGTGCCGATGGTGATGGGCGCGTTGGTCTGGTTCACCCACGCGGTGTCGGCCTGCGTGGTGCCTTCCTCGACGAACACCGCCGCCCCGACGATCTCTGGGCCGGTGTCGGCGTCGCTGGCGCGCGCGGGCGCACCGCTGGACGCGACGATATAGATGCCGTTCTCGCCGCCGGTGGTCTGGTTCTTCAGGAGAATGCGGTTACCGGTGGCAAGGGTCACACCGTCGATGACCTGCCCGTTGGCGAACGCCGTGGCGAGCGTGCCGTTCGCGGTGGTGGCAGCGCGCACGCTGTCCTTCCAAGACAGGCCCTGACTGAACGTGTCGACGTAGTTCTTGGTGGCGGCGTCCTGCGCGGACACCGGGTCCAGCAGGTTGGTGATGAGCTGGTTGTTCATCGATACCGACGCCGTGGGCGCGGTGATCTGGTTCAGCCGTCCGAGGATGATCCAGACGGTGCCGTTGTAGAAGCGGATGGCGTTGTCGGCGGTGTTGTAGTAGACCTGCCCGCTAACGGGGGTGGACGGGTCGCTGCTCAACTGCTGGAGTCGCGGCTGGAGCAACTCCAACTTGTTCAGGTCGATAGGGACCAGGAACGACCGTGCCATGTCCTATGCCTCCGCTACGAACAGTCCGCCGTCCCCGACACCGCATAGGCGAGCGTCAGGGTGAGCACGTTGGTGCTGGTGTGGAACACGTCGACTTCCACTTGGCTGCCTGCGGAGTCGAGTACGGTGACATTGGGGTGCCGCCCGAGGTTGTGCGTCACCGTCCACACCGTGGACGGGACCATTTGGGCATGGTGGTACACGGCACCTTCGTGCTCGGCGTTCCAGTCACTGGGCCGCACCACGCTGGTGTCTGGCCCGTCTGGCTTGTGATTGACGAACGCATGGTGGACACCCATGTCACGCGAATGGGAAGGGCGGGCATAGGGACCACAGAATGTGCTGCTTCTCGGTCTCGTAGTCCTTGTAGGTCTCCTGCCATGTGGCCGCACCCGTGAAGCCCTGTCCCGGCTGCACGTTGAGCTCCAACTGGCACAGCAGCACGAGGGCGTTGCGGCGCTGGCTCAGGTCGTTCAGCGGCACGTAGGTCACCCGACTGTGGTGACCCCACAAGGCGCCGTAGCGGCGAATGAGTTGCCCGTCCACCACGTAGTCGAGGTCTCGCCCTTCCTCCAGAATGGTCTCATTCTCGAGGTCGTCATACACGGCCACTTCCAGCACCACCTCCGGGTACTGGTCCAGCCGGAACACGCTCTGGCCGAACACGCGCCCATAGTCGTGCTGTTCCACGGTGGTCCACTGGTCGCCGCTGCCCAACGTCAGCCTGCCGCACCACTGGTCGATATCGGCTTCGGCACCGTCGAGTATGCCCTGTAGGGCCTCGTCACTCATGGCGCTGGTGGTCAGCATGCGCGCCCGCAGGTCGTCGACGGTCAGTAACTTGGCCGTCACCGTGCCCACTCCTGCACGGCCGCTGCCGCCAGTTCACTCGAACCCGCACGCACCGGATAGACGAGGTCCACCACACGCTCCCGCTCTGCCCGCTGTGTCGCGGGGTCGGCCAGCGCGAACTCTACTGCCCCCGCAAGGTCGCGTATATGGTCCACCTGTGGTCCCATGGTGGCGAGCTCCCAAAAGCGCATGCCATGGTCCACGTCCTTACGATACCCCGGCGCATTCAGCAGCACGACCGGCTTGCCGGTGGCGGCGAACTCGAACAGCGTGCTGCTGTTGTCGCACACGTACACGCTCGCAGCCGCACACACGTCCGCGAACTGCTCATACCACGGCACCTTGGCTCGCAGCGCCATGGGCTTCACCATTCGCTGAGCGCGCGGGTGAGCATGGCCCACCACCGGCCACCGCTCGGCCAGTGTCTGGTAGGCCAAGCGGAAGGCCGGGTATGCGCTCTTGGTCTCCTCGAGCAGGCCGCATTGCCAGTGGAAAGACACTGCCACCGTTGGCTCGGCTGGAGCCGTGGTGGGCAGCGTGCTCACCTTGGGGCTCCCCACCACCGCCACGTTCGCTTTGGGGTACACCTGCCGCCACTTGCTCGCGCTGAACTCATTGGGGCACAGGAACAGGCTCACGTCGTAATGGTCGGCCCCGCCGCTGTAACTCGGGTGGCCCCGGCCGCGAGTGGTGCCCCAGTACGACTGTCCGCTGCCGTGTTGGAGTAGAGCGCGCCGTGCCATGGGGAACCAGCGCCGACTGTTCTTCAAGTCGCCGTAGCCCGCCACGACCACGCTGCGATGCATGTAGCGACCCTTGACCGGCTCCCCCGGCATGATGAACGGGCCTTGGCGCTCCGGTGGCAGCGCCCGATACAGCGGGAGCAAATGGTCGGCGAAATGCACCTCGCTCGCGTAGAAGGCGACCGTCAACGGGTGGGGTAGGGCACGCCCGTCCACAGCCCGAGCACCTTGCGCTTGTCCCGTACCTCGGCAGGGTCTTGCCACCCGGCCCCGTCGAAGTACGTATTCACGGGCTGGCCCAAGTGGAACGGGTCTACCGTCAGGTCATTGGGGTAGCCGTAGCCGCGCTCCTGCTGCTCCCGGTTCAGGCCGGTGTTCTCCCCGCCGACATAGGTGCTGGCGAGCAGCCATTGGCAGCGCTCATGCGCGGCATGCACCAGCGCGGTCCCCTCCTCTAACGACAGGTGCTGCACCACGTCCCGCAGAATGATGAGGTCTGCGCGCATGGTGGTGTCCAGCAGGTTGCAGCGAATGTAACTGCGACTCGGGTGGCGTAGGCGGCTCAGGTCGATAGCGACCTTGCTCACGTCGATACCGATGTACCCCGGAAGATCAGGCATCCAGTAGCCGTCCCCGCAGCCGACGTCCAGTACGCTGCGAATGTGCAAGCGCGCACATAAGTCTTGGAGCATGGCTGGCAGACTACTGGTGCTGGCGCTTCCGCTCCCCGGCCCGCTCAAGGACTCCACACCGTTCCACACGTTGTCCGTATAGATGTGGTCCCACACGTTCACCGTCAATGCCCTTTCCAACTGTGCCACCAGTGGTGAGCGCCAAAAGCCCATGGCTGCTCCCGCTTATGGTCTACCCCTGCCTTCTCCTTCTCCTTGTAGTGATAGGGGTAGAAGGCGCCGGGTGGAAGCAACAGCACGTCGTCCCGGCTGGTGAACACCTGTGTGGTGACACCGGGTCCAGCGTTCCAGACCCCCTTATGCGCCTTCACCCGCTGCACGGCAAGGTCTAGACACTGTTTGATCGCGGGGTGGTTGGGCACAGAGCCGAGTACCGCGTTCGGCACGCTGGTACGGTCCTCATACGCCGCGAACACCTGCGCGCCCAGTAGGCTGTCGAACGGCCGGTACGGCTCATAGTCCTGGTCCACATACACGCCGCCATGGACGTAAAGAACTTCCAACCGGACAAGGTCTGCGAGTTGCGCTCCGGCTTCTACGGCGTCCCATGCGCCGCTTGTGAGCGGGTACGCGTCTGGTACGAGTGGGTCCCTATGCGTCATGAAGCGCCAGTCGGGATGGAGACGTTGTGCGGTCCGCCAGTATTCCTCTGCCTGCACTGTGGTGTCTGCTGGCACGACCCTGTGGAGAATGCGGGGAATGCCGCTGCCGTGGTCGACTGACACCGTCTCTGCCCGAATGGCCCGTATGGCGTCCTTGTCGCCCGTGTTGGTGCGGTAGCGCTCGGCGCGGGCTTGGTTCGCCGCCCAACTCGGGGTGCCCTTGGCCTCGGTCTTGGCGCTGCGGTGGTAGAAGTGCCACACCTCCCCCGGTATGCGGAGCTCCGGTCCACCGGAAAAGGTCCAGCAGGCCGCGCGGAAGGCGTTGTCCTCCCACCCCCACCCTTGGAAAGCCGGGTCGAGCCCGCCAACGGCGTCCCACAACGCCCTTGTCAGCACGACCACGTTGCTGACACCGTCTGTGTACCTCAGCCTGACGAACTTGTTCCAGTTGCCCTTGTAGCCCGTCATGATGGCTTCACTGCCCATGGCGTTCAGGTCCTTGCGAACGTCATAGGGCAGCACCATGCGCCCGCTGCTGTTGGCGAGTTCTATGGCCTCGAACACGTTGGGGGGGTGGCAGATGACGTCGCTGTCGATGATGATGGCCGTTCGCCAGTCACCAGCCAACGTCGCAGCGGTGTTCACCGCTGCGCTCCGGTTGAACAGGCCGACGTTGTGGTGGCCCTCCACCACGGGGAACTTGCTGAATTCTCGTTCCCACCAGCCCCGCACCCACTCCCAGATGCGGTCGCGGTCCTTATAGCCCTCCCGGCGGGGAACGAGAATGACGGTGCTGCTTATCCCTTGCGCTTCTTCCCGCCACGCACGGCCGACGGGTCGGCCTTGCCCGTCTCTTGGTCGATGACGACGTAGCGGTCGGGGTTGTCCTTATGGGCGGTCTTGTAGCCCGCCACTCCCCGGCGCGTGTGCTGCTTGCGGAGGTAGATCTTCTCGTCTGGCATGACTGCTCCTACGATGCGAGTGCGGCGGTCTGGGGGCTCAGGTTCCACCGGACCGCCGCCCCGCTGGCTGTTAGGACCCGCCCCAGTCGGCGAGGGTGACCTCGACGAAGGCGCTCGGGAACCACACCGGGAATGCCAGTCGCTCTTCGAACAGGACCACGATCAGGTTCCGCACGAAGAAGTCACTGTGGCTGTCGGTCGTGAGCACGGTGATGGGCTGGCGCTGGTACACCGTGGCACCCGCGCGCGCCCCGACGAGCGCCGTACCCTCGGTCATGGCCTCGGACTCCACGCGGGTCAGATGCCAGATGGCCTGATCGAACGTGAAGTTGCCGATGGGGTTGCCGCCCCGGTATAGGCGGTTGTCGTCCTTGAGAAGGTCGAACTCCTCGCTATCGGTCGGGTTGAGGACGATCCAGTCGGCTTCTAGGCGACTGAGCCCCGTCTTCACCAGCCGCCGCGCCGTGCGGATACCGTCGAGGTTGTCCTCGCCGGTCAGGTCGAGCGTCTGAATGGCTTGGTCGAGAATGCCGGACAAGTTGGGCGGTGTGCCGTTCCCGTTGAGGAGTTGGTCCTCCTCTTCGAGTTGCAGCATGAGCCGACCCTGATTGTCGATGATGCCCTGAATGACGCCCGCGTCGGCGAGTGCCTGCCGGGTGACGACCATCCATGTGCCGATCCACTCGGCGACGGCCGTGCGCCGCTCCCACGAGATGCTGGACTGCGGCTTGAGTCCGGCGCTGTCGCTGACGGTGCTGGACTGGCTGAATGTGGCGGCGCCACTGTCGAACCCGACCTGCGCCGCGTAAGACAGTGTGTCCCCGCCGGACATGGTGGCCTGACTGAACAGGTCCCGCACGGTGAGCTCCCGCTGCCGCAGCGGGAGAATTCCCGGCAGGTAGTTCGGCGTGACGAGGTCCACGGCAGGGCCGGTACTGGGAATGGTGCTGATGAGGTCGCTGGCTGCGGCACCCGGCCGCACCATGCCCCATGGGGTCATCGCCATCTCGATACGACCCGTATCGAAACGACCCATGTCGCTTTCCAGCACACGGCTGTTGACCAGTTGCTTGTACGCCTCGCTCTGGACGAACTGCTGCCCCATGCTCTGGGGACGGTCCGGGTGGAGCACGGTGCGGTTGAACCGGATACCGGGGCCACCCGTGGCAGCCGCCGTGTACTCCGTGATGCGCTCGTCAAGGGCGGGGACACTCAGCCCCTCGCGCTTGGCCTCTTCCTTGTACTGCTTGTCGAGGGCCATGCCCTCGCTCATGGTCGTCTCGAAACGCTCTTGGTTCTCCGGCGGGACCACCCCGTCGTCACCTGCGAGCGCGCGAGCGTCGATGAACTTCTGGAGCGCCTGCTCCCGGAGTTCCGCCGCCTTACCCACGTATGGCCTCCAACTCGTACTGCTTGAGGATGGCTTCGAGACCCGCGACACTGGACCGCTGCTGTGGCACCGGCTCTCGCGTGGCTTGGACAAGCTCACCAAGATGGGTCCACATGGCTTCCAGTCGCTCGCGCGTGGCCGGAGAGAGTGTCCGCCCCTCTTCGGCTCGCATGTCGGCCCGCTCCTTCGCATGAGCGGCGACTGCCTCTACCTCACCGAGTACCCGGTCGAGGCGTATGGCGAAGGGTTCCGGTACCGGTTCCCAGTTGAGCTTGATGTTAGATACAGCATTGGTGCCGTCGCTGACAATAGTCGGGAGAAATTCCCCCATGGTGGTGGTGCTGCTGTGGTTGGTCAGGTCGATATGGTAGGCACCCACGAGCTCGGGCTGGCTGTCTGCCAGTTGGACGAGGCTGTGAGCACGCGCCACCACTTGGTCGAGCGTGGCGACACCGTCCACCATGCCCCGCGCCTCGGCCTTCTTCGCGACGAAGGTGCGCCCCTCCCCATAGTCCTTGGTCACACTGCCGGGGTCGACACCGCGCCCCTGCGCCACCGCCTGGATGAACATGTCGTGGTAGGCGTCCACTTCGGCCTGAATGTCGGCCAGCGCCTCCTTGCTGAGCGCGGTGGCCTTGCTGCGCTCCGCCTTGAACTTGCTGCTGGTGACCACCGTGGGCCGCACGCCCTCCTTCGCGAGCCGCTCGGTATGGTCTTCATGCACGGCCACCACTCCGATAGAGCCGACGCTGCCACTGGGGGTCACGTAGAACTCGTCGGCCTGCGCGCCGAGCCAGTAGGCGGCGCTGAATGCGTTGGTGTTCGCCACGGCGAGCATGGGCTTGCTCCCACGCGCCGCAAAGAGCTCCTGCGCGAGCTCGGGCACACCGGCCACGTCCCCACCGGGACTGTCGATGTCGAACACCAACGCGTGGACCTCGGGGTCATCCAGCACCGCGCGGACATGAGCACGTAGGGACTCGACGCTAGTCCCCCCGCTGGTCTGGGCCAGCATGCCCGCGCGTGGATTGATCACTCCGTAGATGGGGAGGACGGCCACGGCACTGTCCTTACGGGGACCTTGGCGGGGGCCGTTCTTGCTCGCAGCCGCTTCTAAGCGGTGCTCGATCTCCTCGGCGCTGAACCCCATGCCAGCCATGCGTCCGCTGAGGATCTCTACGATGGTGCCCATGGTGTCGGGGTGGACCGCCCACGGGTGATTGAACACCATGCTGGCGATATGTGGGTAGTTCACTTGACCGATACCTCCAAGGCCCGCCCGTTGCGACTCGGCGTTGCATTATCAGCACTGCGCGCGGGGAGCAGCAATGCCTGTTCCTTGGTTCGCTCGGCAGCCGTGGCTGCGGCCTCCTCGTCACGGACGGCTTGGGCCTGTGCCGCTTGCTCCTTGGCCTGCTGCGGCGTCTCCCCCGGTTTCAGCAATAGGAAGTTGTCGGCCACCACATACACATCGTCGGTTTCCGTACTCAGTGGCAGGTGAACCGCCCTGCGAAAGTCGCTACGGGTGATGAGGCCCTTGGTGGCAGCGTCCATGTTGCGCTTCCACACGTCGGCAGCGTTCTCCTGCATGGCCGTTGCCACGGTCCAGTCGAACTGCACGTCCAAGTTGTCGATCACGCCGAACTCGGGCAGCAGTTGGATCTCGATCTCGCTGGCGATGAGCCGCTGGTCGGGAATGATGGCTTCTTGGTAGGCAGCCTTGCGAGCCTCACTGAAGTTGCTGAAGGTGCTGCGGTCCAGACCAGCGCCGAGGCCCACCACCACGGCAGCAACGCCAAAGACCGCGCTCACGCGCTCCTCGGGAATCTTCCGCAGGTCGCGCAGGTTCATCTGCTGCGGGGACCACGACGCAACCTTGAGGTCGACGGGAACGGTGGAGATGAATGGTTCGCCGGTCTTGTCGCCGCCGAACTTCTCCATGTAGATCTCTTTCATCTCCTCGGGGTCCTTGAAGCGACCCGTCGGCCCGCTGGTGTTGGCAGGACTCAGCACCACACCGGGCACACCGATGTTCCGCATGAGGCTGGCCGTCATGTTGGCTGCCTCGTCGTCGGTGAAGACCTCCCGGTACAGGCTCGCGAGGGGGCTGAGGCCCTTACGAGTGTTGTGCGGGTCTATCCCCTGCCGGAAATGCACGATATCCTCCGGCCGGTACACCCACGTGATACCGTCGAGTTGGTACTCGTACCAGCCGATGAACTGGTCGCTGCGCTGCTCGTCCCATGCAGGCTCGGTCAGCCAAGAGGGGAGCCACCACAACCCGATGATTCGCCCTGCGTTGTTCCGCACCTTGAGCCAGTAGGCGTTCCCAGTGCATTTCAGGTCGGTGATCGTTGCCATCCACTGGAGCACGCCGCTGTAGTAGGGATTGGGACGTTCCAGCAGTTTGAGCATGTAGCCGGGGCCGGTCATGCGCGGCGCCACGAACTCGGGCGGCGTACTGTCGGTACTGGGCACCCGCATGATGCGAACGGGAGCCTCGGGGAAGTTCCGGGCGATCCACCCCACCGTGGCGACCACGATGCTGTTGGTGGCAGCGTCCCCCACCTCGGTCTTGTAGTCGTAGCGGGTGCGGTTCATGGTCTGGCCGACCCACCAAGTGGGTCCCTTGGCCCACCGCATGAGCTCTGTCCGCTTGCCCACCCCGTAGCCGTAGCGGAATGTCTGGCGGACCACCGCTGCCGCCTTCTCTAACGGCCAGTCCACCGCCTTCACGAGTGCATTGCTCATACCGCGTACCCCACGCCCGGTTCGTCACCCCACGTGAGCCAGCGTCCGACCGCCATGGTGAGGCTGATCATGCCGTCGATGCGCTCGCTGCTTTTCCGCTTACTTGGCCGCACGTTCTCCCATGGGTCGAGCTCGATCTCGACGTTATCCGCCATCCAACTAAGAATGGGGTGGTTGCCGTGCCGAAGCATACCGTCTAGGATCAAGCGCTCGAGTTCCTTCCACGGGCCGCTAAGGCTGGTGTACGTCTGAGAGATGGGGGTCATGGTGGCGCCGCTGTTGGTCAGGTTGGTGACCAGTTGGGTGGCGTTCCAGCGGTCGTACCCGATCTCACCGATGGCGTACTGCTCTGCCAGTACCTCGAGCTCCTTTTCGACATAGGAGTAGTCGGTCACGTCCCCCGGTGTCGGAATGAGAAACCCGTCCCGCACCCATTGGTCATATGGGACCCCGTCGATACGGCTGCGCTCTGCGATGCCCTCCTCCGGGCACCAGAATCGGCACAACACATCGTAGATGCCGTCGTTGGGGTTGCGGAACAGCAGAATGAGGCAGGTCAGGTCTTTGACACTGGCAAGGTCCAGCCCGCCGTAGCAGCCCTGCCCGAGTTCTATGCGTGGCTGGTCGCTGTTGGGGCGCTTCTCCCACTCCCGCATGTCGACACCGCGAATGCTCGCGCTGGTGGGCAGGTTCAGGCGGAAGCGGAAAAAGGCGGTTTGGCGGCTCGGGCTGCGCTCGGCACGCTGCGCGGCTTCCCGCAGGTCCTCCAGGAACACGCTCTTGCCCATGTTCGGGTTGGCCTTGTACCAGTTGGCCTCCTGCCACGGGTCGTCCTTGGGGTCAAGCGTGGCGATGTAGCCAAAGACGGTGTCGTCCCGCGCCCGCCCCTCTACGACAGCCAGCACGTCCTGACGCACGTCCCACCAGATGCTCTGGCGCCGCACGCCTGCCGTGGTGATGACGAAGCGCATGGGCTGCTTACGACTGGCCGTGGCTGTCTCTATGTTGTCCCACAGTTCGCTGTCGGCATGGACGTGCAACTCGTCGATGATGCCGCCGTGGACGTTGATGCCTTGGCTGCTGTCGCTGTCTTTGCCCAACGGCTCGAACTTGCTGCCACTGCGCGTGTCGTACAACACACTCGTGGAGTCTTTGATTCCGATGATCTTGCTCAGGTCCGGGCTGGCCTTCACCGCCATGCGCGCGTCGAGCCAAGACAGTTTGGCTTGGTCCCGCTTGGTGGCCGCACTGAACACGTCGGCACCACCCTCACCGTCGAAGAAGGCGAGTTTGAGCCCCACGCCACCAGCGATGAGGGTCTTGCCGTTCTTCTTCCCGATCTCGACGTAGACCAACTTGTAGCGACGAATCCACTGCTGCCACTTCTCCGACCACTTCTTCCAGCCGAAGGCGCTCCCGATGATGAACTGCTGCCACGGCTCGAGGAAGACGGGCTGGCCCGCCAACTCCCCCTTCCAGTGGCGCAGCGCCGCAGGAAAGAAGTCCACGGCATGCTCGGCCTCGTCGCTGTCCCAGATGATATCCCGCTCCCCGCCCAGTACGAGGTCGTCCATGTGTCGCTGGCATGCGAGGCGCACGAGCTCACCGGCCGGAATGGAGCCTGCCAGCACGTCCACCGCGTACTGCGTCGGCCGGTCGTACGCGGGCTGCTGCGGGCTATCCGGTTCCGGTAGGACGGCCGCGCTGCCAGCGGTCGAGTGCGCTCTCACTCTCCTTCACCTGTAGACGAATGCGGCTGCGTTCGGTCGGGTTCAGCCCCAAGCGGTCCTCGATGCGCTCGATACGGCCGAGCACGTTGTCCCATTCCCGCAGCATGGGGTGGGCCACATGCGGTCCGCCCTCTTTCGCGTTCTCCCGGACGGTGCCGTCCCGCTGGATGGTGTCCCATAGGGTCTTGGCGACGTTGTGGAGCTCGCACAGCCGCACCACAGCGGGAATGTCGGCTTGGGCCAGCCAGTTCCCGGCGGCTGTCCAGTAGAGTTTCCAATACTTGCGCCCGAGGGAGGCCACGGGAATGCTGTCTGGACACGGTGGCACGTCCCCCTTGAGCGGGCCAGCGTCCACATACTCTCCGGCCCCGCCTTGGACGCGGTACTTGCTCTTGTCGCGCAGCGCCTCGCCCGTGGGCTTGGTGAGCATCTTCAAGTCGGTGGGGAGCGGCTGCCTCCCACCCCGGCGACTCCCCGGCATGGGTTATGCCTTCACCCGGAGCACCTGCACCGGCGTCGGCGCGCGGAAGGGACTCAGGTTACGAGCTCGCGGGTACTCCACCATGTGGTAGCCGTGGCAACTCAGGCAGAACCTGAGGGCTTGGAGGCCGCTGTGGCACAGGCAGCGACACTCGATACGGTAGATTCGGTCGTCTAGGGGCGTCAATGGCCGGTTTGCCGTCATCTCCATGCGGGAAAGCGTATATCACGACGAAAACCGTCCTTTTCGAGGAGTGATGAGCGATTTAGACGTCTAGCCTCGGGCTCCGTATCAAGCGGCGGCGCCGTAGAAGCAT